AAACGACAGCATTGTCCCGCCGTTAGTGTCCCAAATCAAATTGCATTGTGGCAAATCTGTAAAAGTGCTGGCGTTTTCGCCGTACATCGTTTGTCCCGATGCGCTGTAACGCAAAGTGCTGGTGATAATGTAATCACCCAATGGTACAAAAACATCGTGTCCTGTATCTAATGCGTCCTGAATAGCCGCCGTATCGTCAGCCACTCCATCGCCAACAGCACCAAAGTCCTTTACCGAAACATATTGCTCCAGCTTTGTCTGAACGGTCTGTGCGGTGGCTCCAGCAAAGGTTGCGGTGTATGAGATAGCCGTTGCGTTGCCAGAGTTAATCACGCCAGTTTCGTTCGTCATCACTTCAATGCTAGAATTTAGCGGTGGAGCAATCGAGAACGTAATGACATTGCCTAAAAGGTTATAGCTATCCTTTTCCTGATAGACGCCGTTGATGAAAACGTTTGTTGCCAGAATGGTAGATGGCGCAGCCGAAAGCGTGAAGTCAACTTCAACGCCATCACCAACAAAGTCGTTCTTGACAACGGACGCAGATACAGCCGCAGGATCGAAGCCATAGCCTACAGGACTGTAGAGAACGAACTCCTCGCGCTTGTTGCGGATTGTGATTGAAAACTCGCCGCCAGTGTAAAGCAGTGCTGGCGTGCCGTTACGATAGGCATAGCCATTGCTTGTACGGATTGGCTGCGTAGCCGGAATGGTTAGGTTGGCATCCCAAAATACCTGAATCGGATTCTGTTCAGGGTCTTGGTTGATTGCACCGATATACAGGTAGCCGTCATCCAGCGGCGTGCCGTCTAGATCGGTGAATATTGGGTAAGGGCCAGTAACTTGAGTAAGTGCCATTAGAACTTAATCCCTTGCGTCTTTGAGCTTATAGCTGAAATTATTGTGCTGCGAAAGGTCATTGTGGCATTTCCGTGCGCTGTTCCTTCTTCGCTTTCTCCGCCTCTGCTTCAATCGAACTAAGTGTTGCAACAATGGGAGCAAACTTTTCGTTTATTTTCCCAATAATAGCTTGTTCTTGTTCGCTTCCAGATTTTGTTTTCGCAAGTGCAGCAAAGAGGTTACGAACTGGTTTGCTTTCATAGGCCCTAACTGCTGCCGTGAATGCCGCAGCCAATGCTGTTCCAGTTCCGCCAGTTGTTAAAACGTCAGCTCCAGTTCCAAGTGCGCTAAGAACTATGGGGATATAGTTTTCCTGCCCACTTTGAGTCTGGACTCCAGCAGTCCCGCCTCTGCGGGTTGCATTAAGGGCTTGTATCAATCCTTTAATTTCTTGCTGCTGTGCATTGGAGAAAAACACACCGATTTGATCGGCTCTGTTAATCATTTTAGACACGAACTTTTCTGGGCTAATGGATTGAGCAGCGCCAATGTCTTTCGCAACCCTATTAACAAGTGCCATTCGCGCCAAAGCTTGTCCATCAGGAGTAAGCGCCCGATACAATGCACTGACATCGCTTTTCTTGCTACTGAAAAGCATTTTATCAATCAGTTCTGGTGTAGCCTCACCTTTACGCAAAATAGCTTTTAGCTCATTGCGATTAGCTTCGTTTATGCCTTCGCTCAAACGCGCATTGGAAACGCGCCATTGCGTATAATCCCGCTTGTCGCCGTTCTTTAGAATATATTGACCAATATCCTCATTGAATGGCTTATAGATACTTTTTACCGCATCTCGAACACGATTAGACGCGCCTATGGAAAGATTAGTATCCTGCCACGCATTGCCTAATTCATCTTTGCGGAACGATTCCATTTGATAAATATCTCGATCGCCAACTTTATCGCGCAACTCCTGCAGTTTAACAACAGCTTCATCCGCTGCGTCTGTTTTTAGGCTAGATAGTTTTGCAATCTGATCATCGATAGCTTTCATTGTGTTAGTTGTTGCAACTGGGCCAGCAGATGCAACTTTAGCAAAAACTTCTTTTTTGGCATCGCTGTATTTTTGAACATTATCCGCATTCTTACGAATAATATCAGCAACTAATTTGGCCTCGACATCTGCTGGAACTGATCCAGCATTCTCCACCAAGAAATCTTGAACAGCATCTTGACGGGCTTGCTGCTGTGTAGCGCGAGCGCCGCCAGTACCAACCAAAGGAATTCGTTCACCAGCCCTTTGTGCGGTAGCCCCAAGGAATGTGGTTGGCTGACGAATATCAGAAGTCATGATAGGAATGTTGGCCTGTTCGCCAGCACGGATAATGTCACGAGCAGTTGGTGGAGAAACTAAAGCTTCCATTGTTGATGTCGTAGCAGGCGCAGTTGTTGTCGGCGCTGGAACACTGCGAGGACGCGCAAGGCCACTGACGGAAACAGGTGCAACGCCACCAGCTATACCAGCAATAGTTTGAGCAACTGGGCCACCGCCCGCCTGTCTAGTCAGTTCAGTAGCAGCAGAACCAGTACCACCACCAATAATCTGCTGTGTTGGCAATTCAGTTAATGTCGCAGCAATTCTTTTTCCCGCCTCTGGTAAATAACGGGCCGCCAAAGATGCACCGCCAAGGCTCGTCAGGGCGCTGACAACTCCTTGATTGATTGCACTTGCTAATGGGTCACCTTCTGGAGCGCCTGTTGCCTCACGAAATGTTTGCCCCAAATCAGTAGATAGATTTGTGCCAGCTAACGCATTGACAGCGGCATTGGCTGGGTTGCCAACCAGACCGAGCAAGTTGCCCACGCCTTCAGCTATATCACCGCCTGCTGCATATAGTGATTCACCAACAGATGCTCCACCCTGTGATGGAAGCTCAACTGGCTGTCCAGTTGTCTTATCATAAACTCGACCATCCATCCCAACAACAAGGTTAGGATTGGTTTCAAATTCAATTAATGTTGTTTCTTCCTGACCATCAGGTTGAGCTTCAGCCTCAAGATTAGGCAACTCCCGAAAATTAACATCCCCGATAGTTGCATCAATCTGCGCCGGATCATAGCCAGCAGCTATATAGCGATTATATCTGCGCTGCGTTGCCTTCTGAACGATTCCCAATCGCCTAAGAAGGTTCTTTTTAATTTCAGTGCCATCCATGCTTGGCGTAATAGTGGTCTGTTCATACGCTTGTTGCTCACCAGGAGTAAGCGATGCACCGAATAGTTTGTTTCGAATAATATTGTCCGAAGACTTAACGTCTGCCCACCAGTCACGTTGTCCAGGCGTCCCGATGTCACTGTTCCAGCCTTGCAAAAGGCTTTCGACGCTGGTGAATGCAGAGCCTGCAAAATCATCGTTAAATCCACGCAATGCACGCGACAAAGCATCCACCTGATTAACATCATCAGTCAGCGTATCAGCCGCTTTTTCAGGAAAAAGCTTCGGCCCTTTTTCTGGGCCTTCAAGACGCGATATTTTCCCGCTGACGTTACTGCGTTGGTATACGCCAGTTGGGTCTAAGCCCTCAGCAGCAGCCTGCTGAGGAGTCAATGTTGAAAAAGTTTCCTCAAGCTTTTCTGGCTCTTTAGGGATAATAACGGCTCTGCGGCCAGAAGGCGCAGGAGATTCCCCACCAGCAACAGGAAGTTCCCAAGGATTAGTTTGTGCCATATTAATTTCCAATCACAACGTGCCAGTGAGGGCCAGTAGCAAATCTTGATGGGTTTTTCACCTCATCGCGTGCCTCAATAATTTTATAACCAGCATTTTTAATGCTAGAAATGTATTCCTTAAATGTCACACCAGGTATTGGAGCAATATCGACTGCTCCTTTAGTACGAGCATGATATGACCTTGGATTCTTTTTAGACAATGGATTATTTGGCCCACGATAGCCAGATGTTATCCGTGCATTAGGAAAAAGTTCACCAATCACAGCAGGGCCATCAGCGAAAGCCACCAGACGGAGCGCCCGTCTGACCTCCTTTTGGCTTTCTCCAGCTATCTGGGCTTCCAGTTACTGGCCCACCTACATATTCTTGCCCGTTTACAATATCGCCTATTTTTAAGTCTGCTGGAATAGCTTGAACATTACTGTAAACTTTTGGCTTTGCAGCAGGTGCGGATTCACCACTGGATGGTGTTCCGTAAAGTTCTAAATACAAAGAAAGTGGGCCGTTAAATACTGTATTATTGGGAGTCATAACCCCAGAGACAAACGTATCGCCCTGCGTGATAGCAATGTTACTTAATATCTCTTGGCCCCGCTTGCTGAATGGCTCAATTCCAGCCGCACGCAGTTTATTAGCAGCATCACCAAAGCCAGTCATTTCATCGGCAGCTTTAGGGTTGACTGCACGAACTTGAAAATCAATGAAGCCTTGGGCTGCCCGTGGGTCTACTCCAGGATTTGAGATTGCTTTTGAAAGGTCTCTAAATTGCTGTTCAACTTCAGTATATCCGCTATTTTTTGCCGCATCAGCACGTAGGTTTAATTCATTAACTGCTGATTGAATATCAACAACGCCATCTTTGTTAGTCCCAAGACGGTTGTATACCTTACGCGCCGTTTCTAAAAAAAAGTTTTTGCGGCCTTCATCTAGGACATCATAGGCAGATTTTACAGCATTCACATAATCAGGGCCAAGCTCACGCATAGCTTCATTGCGAGATTCAACGGTTGCTCCAGGGCCAAGCTTTTCTTTAAATATTCTTACTTTTTGCGCTTCTGCATCTATCTTGCGCTGAATTTCTGCACGCTCCGCTTCAGCACGGAGGCGTTGAGCATCAGCCTGCTGTTGCTGCTGGCCTAATTGGACGGCTTTAAAAAACGTTTCTCCAGGCGATGGCGTTTTAAGTGTATAATCATAAGGCTGTACCATAAGTTACCTCAATATCCTCTGCCGATTGCTAGGCCAGCAAACTGTGCTGGGAGCGATAGCGATTGCTGCCAAGCGTTAGCAGCGCCTAATTTTGCACCAGCCTGTGCTGCGCCACCCTGCGCTAACAGACCAGAAATAGCACCAGCCGATTGCATCCCAGCAGTTCCAACGCCAGCAGCCGATTGCTGACCAAGCGAAGTCATGCCGCCAAGTCGTCCGTACTGTTGCTCAAGGAACTGATTTAACAATTGAGGACGGAACTGGGCTAGTGCGCCCTGAATATTTCCGCCACGAAGCCCACCAGTTGCCGATGCGTTCTGCAAAAGAGCTTCCTCTTGCTGCCGCGCTAAAGCTTGAAACGCTGGGCTTTGCTCTTGTTGAGCTACATATTCTTGCTGTGCTTCTGGGCCAGCAAGACCTAATGCTGCCATCTGCGCCTGAAGAGCAGGGCCACCAGCAGCTACATACGGCTGCAATAACCCACGCATTTCTTCACGAGCAGCCCTTGTTTCAGCGACACCAGCTTGGCTGGCATCATACTGAAGCTGACCAGCGCTCTTTGCGGCTTTAGAACCGACAGCGCTACTCGCTAACTGAGTACCACCAACAATAAGTGCTGAGACTGGATCAGGCATCAGACATTTCCTTCATATATTCATCAAGGCTTTCGCCATAAAGTTTTAACACAACGTGACCTATTTCCATTGCTGCTTGCGTGCCGTGAACCAACTGCACTGTAGCAAGAACAATATCATAATATCCAGCACGCCAAACAAAACTGGTAGCGCACGCATCACCAGCTAGCTCAACAGTATCAGACGCCTTCCATTTCAGGATTGCAGTGCTGACAAGGGGAAGCAGAACTGTGAAATGGGCTTGATAAAACGGATTAGCTGGCAATCCTACTAGCGCAGCCCAGATAGCTGCATCCGCATCGTCGCGATCGATCTTGTCGCCATCAACAATATCATCAAAAAGCTGAACAACTTGCCATAGGTCAATTAGCCATTCAACGGCAGCTTCGGGCAAGTCTAATGCTTCCACAAAGTTCCTACGCAACCAATATTCAGGCGTTCCGCTTTTAAGCATAGTAAGCTTTCTACTATTGAGCCCCAGGCTGCTCTATAACGCTCTGTGGCAAAACCATATCACAATCAATCGTCAAATTCAAACTCTCGTTCTTCTTGTGCTTGACAAGAGCGTAAATCATGACAGATGAACTCGAACTTATGGCAGTAGCCACGAAAGCCAGCATCAACGTCCCATTGGTTAAATGGAATCTTTTCCATCTTAGCTTGGGTCATTGTGCTGTTGTCGTAATACTCGCAGTTTGAGCAGCGACGGCGACGCGCCTCAGTCTCATCCACTTGCATAGCTTTGCCAAGCGCAATCCAGTATTCAGGATTAGCATCGCGCTCGTTACTAGGGTTTTCAGGGCCAAGCATCCAATCGTCAATGACGATCTTGGTGTTCTTCTTGTTTTCAGCGGTGGTGATGAATGGCTCGCTCTCACGTAGACCAGCAAAACCTTCAATAATCATCATTGGCTTTTTCATTAGCTCACGAGCCTCCCAGATGCACGAATGTTGATGGCTGAAGCTGTTCCAGCAATCGTTGAGATGAAACCCGCTGGCGGGAGAACGTGTCCAACCAATTCAGGGAACGTATAAGTTTCCGCTGGCTGGAGCGTTTTGGTCTTGACAATCAAGTTGTCGTTTCCTGCGCTTCCCGAAGCAGCCACAAGGTTGACGCTGATTGTCGCGGCACTAACGCTGTAGTTAGTCGCTGTGAACTTATCGATAATCGTCTGCACGCCAGTGGACGTATATTGTGTTGTTTGCGTGTTCTCTGCTGTCTTGGCAGGGATGATATTACTAATAGATACGGCCATATCTTATTCCTTAATACAGCAAGTTGTTAAACGAGGCGGCTTGCATAATAACCCAATTTGTGCCGTTTGACACTAGTGTTGCCCAATTACCAGACACATTAGTCAAAATAGCAGTTCCAGCCGATCCACCGCCTTGCGGGATTACATCACTAGATGCTGAGACAAGCGTTTGATCTTGGTTGTTTTGAAATGTTAGATAACGCCCAGGATATGTTGCAGCCGATGGCAAGGTTACAGTGCAAGTCGATCCTGACTTGTTATTGATTATCCATGTTTCATTTGGTGCAACCGTGAAATCCGCTGTCTTAGTAACAACTACAGATGTCGGTATTGATGCCAATATTGCTAGTGAATCAAGCGGCGGTGGCGTCAATGCAAGGTCTTCAATCTGCGATTCAATAACCGCAAGTTGGCTTGCACTTGCTGGGCTTGGCTCTTTGTTAAGAGCTTCGGCCAAGGCTGCAATCTCAGCAAGAGCGTCATTAGCCGCTTGACCTGAATTGCCAGCAGCGAACTCAACACCTGGGATGATATCGTTCGTGTTTGAATCAACAGTCGCAAACAGCCTTTCGAACTGCTTTATCTGCTCATGATCCTGTAAGAAGGACGCAAGCTGATCGCGTGTTAAGCTTAGCCTTGTCCGCGTTGCCATTAGTAAGCTAACGGCTCAATCGCCGCCTCTAATCTAGCAAACGACATATGCGCGTCTGATGTGCCTTGGAATCTCTGTATGCGCCAGTTACGCATCCATCCCTGTTGGAACCAAACCAAACGCTTTGCACGCTGTCCTGTCTTGCCAGCATTGATAAACTTCTGCTGGCTGTAGGTTTGACCATCAGTGGAATAGCTGGTGTTGATTGTTGGCTCTACGCCATACGCTGCTGAACCAGTTAGGCCAACCAGTTCTAGGTTCTGAATGATTGCGCCACGACCTTCGTTGTAAACAATCGTTGTGCCAAACTCCCAACGCACCTTCTGCCCGTAATGGCTTGAGATGTTGCTAACCATATAGCCTACAGATGTATTTGTTGGGTCGCCTACCAGCCATTTGTCATAGCAATACACAAGGTTCTGTGCGCGGTACTTTGAAAGACCTACCAAGCTGCTTGTCAGGACAAACCACACTGGCTGGCCTAAGTCTTGCGTAGCGGCAGCGTCAAATACAATCGTGCGATCGGGCAAGTGAATATAAAGATGCTCGTGCGCCTTATCGTTACGCGCCTCTAGCTTGACTGTAGACAGTTGCGCTTCGGTAAACTGAAGCAGGATTTGATCTATCTCTTGCGTGCTAATCTTATTCGTTTTGGCATTGCCGCCAAGATAAACGCCTGGAGCTTCATTGAATCCGCTGCCAAGGAAAGCGATGCTCTCTAGATAAACGCAGCAAGCGTGTGTGCCGACAACGCCCTTTTCAATCTGAGCGCCATCAATGCGCTGGAACGGGAACAGGTCGCCGCCTACGTTGTCATATACTTCGATGGTGTTTCTGTTCAACGCGTATATCTCATTGCGTAGCTTGAGCAGTGCGACAACGGGATCAGGGTCAATTTCGGACGAACCATACTTCAGGGGATTAACCTGCGTTGGGTCACTTAGTTCCGTGACAATAAGAAACTCGCCATCAGTGGTCATGAAGTAGCCATCTACCCAAACCACATCCAGAACGATGCCAAGGTCAGGGTCGGTTACTTGAACAAGGCCAAGGCTAGGCGACCAGTAAAAAAGGTCTTCGTTTGAAGCGATAGCCAAGCGATCGAAGCTGTAGTCCATCGTTACTAGTTGACCGTTGTTCCCAACGTCACCCAGAATCGTTATTGCACCTGTGCTGGACACTATAACGAGCTTAGAACCCATCACGCGATAGCAGACGCCATTCCAGTTGATGCCGCCACGATCAACGCCTGGGCCAGTGCCGTTAGCCACCAAGCCATCAGCAGGACGCAGGAAGCCTTCGCTAATCCCATTACTCTTTGGCACTGGAATCATATTGACAGGATAGGACGTGCGAAAGTCCGGCCCATTGTCCGTATAGATGCCGCTAAGGATTGGAATCTGCGTCATGGATATATGTTATTCCAGCAGGAGAAAGCCGCCATCTTCCAGAGTCAGGAAATCGCCATTCTCTAAAAGAAGCGCACCAAGTACGGGGCCACCGTCTGCATTGAAATAACGCAAACGAGACCGAAGGCGCGTTAGCAAAAACATTAGAAGCCTTCGCCTGGAATGATGTGAAGCGAACCACCGCCAGCAGGGGCGATGTATGCAATCCGATCATAATCCAAAAACTTGCTGATGGTGACCTGACCGTTTGGCGGAACAAGATAGTCAGCAGTCGTTGCAGCCAAGCCAGCGCCAGTTCCAACGCGCACAAAGCACTCAACCGAATTGCGGCTGGTAATGCAAAGGGTAGTCACGTTAGCACCGAACACAGAGTTCGCACTTGTGCTGCCAGGGGTTACGGCAATAGCTTGTCCGTAAGCTGGGGCGAATGTTCTGATATTATCCATAAATCAATTCCTTTACCACTTAATCTTGTCCGACCAGAAGGCCGCGCTCATTTTGCCCTTAGCTATATTCTTTGCGTGTCTAGCCTTAAATGATGCGCGGCGCTTCTTGTTAGATTCGCTTTCGCCCTTGCTGGCAGGAGAACCCATAACGCCCTGTTGCCCAAAACGGATTGTCCTGATCTTATCGCCTTCTTTGGCGACCACAACGTGCGACTTCTTCGGATGCGATGGTGTGCGCTTTGGTTTGTTATAACCAGCGACACCAGCACGAGTAAGGCGCGAATCCTTTTTCACTTGGACAGCTTACTTCTTTTTCTTCTTGGCTTTGGTCATTGTCATTGCCTTGCCAGCTTTAGCGGCGGCTTTCTTAGCCATCGCCATACCTTTTGCATCGTAGCTGAACTTTTTTCCACCGACCATTGGCATTTCAATTCTCCTATTAGAAAGTTACGTAAAGATTAAACGCTTCAAGGCGCATCAGGTTATTCGCAGTCGCTGGCTTTGCAGTGATTGTAAATGTCTGATCCTGTGTAGTGTCAACGCTCAAGAACACGTTGGCACCAGTCGATAGGCCATGACCTATAGAAGTTGTTGAGTTGCTGACAACTTGTGAGCCACCACGATTGTATAGTAGCTTCTGAACAGACGCGCTGGTGTTGTTTGCCGCAGCAGCAGCCAAGAGAACGCCGCCGCCATATGTCATGCCCAAGGTTTTAACTGTAGCGTTATTGGTCAACGTGAACAGAGCGTCAATCTCCATGCCGCCACCAACGCCCATTGACCAGCCAGGGACTGTGACGGATGCTAGAGTAATTTCGGTGTTAGCTACAGCAACAACTGCAACGCCGTACCAAACAAGAGCAGTTTGTGTGCCAGACTGCGTACCGCTGGTGGTGACTGCTGCGCCTCCTGCTGATGTGGACACGGTGAAGGTGTTGGCTGAAAGCACTTCCTTCACATAGTATGTGGTGTTGATAGCCAATCCGGTAGGCAATGCACCAGTAGTGGTGAAACGGATAGTGTCATTTACTGATCGGCCATGTGCTGCCCAAGTCACTACGCCAGGTGCAGCAATGCTAATCGTTACAGTTGACGAAACGTAAGGTAGGTCGATTGTTACCTCCTCAGTATCTGTATCAGCGTCTACAACTTCATAAAAGCCTGTGGTCGCCGTCCCACCTGTCCAAGTGATATACAGGCTCGCGCCTTGCGAAACTGCATTGGTGAGGCCATGAACGCCAGCACTTACCAATTTAACATCACCCGCGTTATCCGCATAGGTGAGCGTAACAAAGGTAGCGGCTGGCTCAACTAAAGCAACAGCCTCAAGGCTACCGATTGTCAATAGCGGGAAGTCACGCAAAGAAGGTTGAGCGCCTACGTCATATTGCGCTGTTGACTCAAGTCCGCTGGTAATACGCACAGTGCGATCAACAGGATATGGGCCAAACATCTGTGCGCTGTTAGAAAGCGAAGCGATCTGGGTGTAGGATTCATAGCTTGCTGGGCCAATTGGCTCAAGCGATACAGTTGTGGCATCGTTACCTACATTCCCAATGCTGATATATTGACCAGCAGGAACAAGGACGTCTGTAATAGTCTGAGTAAGACCTGGTTGAATAATCATTTCAAAGTTCCCCTAACGAATTAGAATTAGCCCACGAACCAGCTAGTGCCATTGCTGAACACTGGAACTTGGTTTGAACCACCACCAGCAGCGGCAGCGTTGAAGGTTGTTGTGTTGCAGTTTGTGATGAACGCACGCGCACCAGCATTGCCAACAGCGTTAGGCAACTGGTCAAAGCGCACAGGCGTTGTCTGCACCGACGAACAAGTGACAGCGCCAAAGTTTACCTGAATGTATTCAATAAGCGTTGTGACAGAGCAACGACGAGCGTCACCTTGGTTGGTTACGAACAGCGGTAACTGATCTCCACCATGAACCTGTGTTACGGTTGGAAGCTGATTAATTGTAGGCATGGTTTAACTCCATTCAAATGGGCCATCAGGCCCTGCATTTAGAGGATCGTAAGGAATCTGGACGAAAGGATTATCCCAGCGCCAAGGCTTGTTGCCCTGACCTAATGGCATTGTTGATGGAAGTTGTTGTTCAAGCGGGAATGTAGCACGTTGCAGCAATACATTGTAAGCGCCCTTAGCCGATACCTTAGTGTCAGGAGATACGGCCTTGCCGTAGCCAGGGGCAATCCGAATGGCTAGGTTGGTGATGATAGCTTCCCATGCGCTGTCAGGCACATTGGTTTCTGTATCCAGGTCGCTGTCTTGTGGGCTGCTTGGCATTGCATAGCCAAGACGGATGCCAGCAGCATTCCATTCAGCAATCATGGAATCTAAACGGCGCAAAGCAGCCTCTAGCTGTTCAGGCTGAAGGTCAAATACGTAATCTGCCATGCCAATTTCTTCAAAGGCTGACGTTACGAACTGGCGCTTTGTGTAACCCATTTAAACCTCCAAGTTCAATGCGCTGCCTTATATCAGAAAATAACGCATTAAACGAATAACTATTTCTTCTTCGCCTTAACTGGCTTTGCAGTCTTTGCAGACGCAATGAAGGCAGCTTTTGTCGGCGCACCCTTGCTGCCAACTTTCCGCATACGCTCTGGTGTTTTGCCAGCAGCCTTCTGCGCCTTGATGCGCTTACGCTTCGCATTGATATTTGCGTACAGGCCCATCTTCATTTCTTTGCCTTCCGCTTAGGAGCCTTCGATGGCTTGCCTGCTTTCATTGCGGCTTCGCGTGCTACATTGAGCGCAATGGCGATGGCTTGCTTTTTAGGGCGACCAGCTTTTTCTTCCATCTTGATATTCTTGCCGATGCTTGCGCGGCTAAAACCTTTTTTCAATGGCATTGGTTCTCTCCTTAAAGGAAAGAGGGGGAAGCCGAAGCCTCCCCCATCTCTATTATACTTGGTTGAAAAGCAGGATGCCTGCCATTTCTGGGTTCGTCATTACCACACCATACAGTGTGTCCAGCGTGTAAAGCGTCTGGAAGGTCAGTGGATCGAACTTCTTGGTCATGACCAATTCGATGCCCTGATCTGTAGCAGCACGAAGAACGTCAACGCCAGCGCCATCTGGAACAGCATAACGACCTGGGAGGAGTTCAATCGAATCCTTGCGCCAGAACGGGTTGATGTTCGATGCAGTGGTGTTGAGGAAGTTCAACGATGCAGTTGCCGAAGTCGATGCAACCTCAACGTTCTGATACTGAAGTTCAGCATCAGTTGGTGACGAGTTAGCGCCGATGATTGGCGGACTGATAACCATCGAAGTGCCATCAACAATTTCGATAACGCGGAAGGTCTTCAACTGACCTGTGCTGCGCTTCGTGATGTGATGAACAGCTTCGATACCAGTGATCGTGAACGCATCGCCAGCAAGAATGCCAGTTGTCGAGGAGACAGTGACAGTCTGATAGCGGTTGTCTACGTTCAGAACGCCACCAACGTTGGTAACAGTTGCCTTTGGAACGTAACGAACTTGTGCGCCGTTGGTTGCAATCGTGCGTGTTGCCGAGTTTGCATTGCAACGGTTAGCGTAATCAAGCTTGTAGGTTTCAAAGCCAGCTACTGGGCCAACATACGAACGCTCATACGCGTTTGCAGACTTGTTGCCAGTGAACGAACGAGTTGCGATCGCCAAGTTACCAGCCATGCCGTTGTAATCGCGGCTCGACAAAGCGAGGTAACGATCTTCAGCCATAACGCCCTGTTCGTTCATGATGCTGTCGCAAAGCGCGATGTCATCATAATCGCCAGCAGCAGTTGCTACGTCAACAACAAGCGTACCCTGAGCAGCAGCCAAATCCATAACGGAAAGGTTGATGTCCGAAGCAAGTTTCTGCTTTGCAGCAGCGCCCAAACGATCTTCTTGCAATGCGTCACGAAGTTCCAAAGCATTCATTTCCCATGCCGAGCAAGGGCTGAAGCCCAAGGTCGAAGGAACAGAAAGCTGGGTCATCGTCG